AGTTCAGTCAGGAGTGGAATGAGGAATACAGACTCATGACTCATCCGATGAAATGACCGAACTGGAACCCAGGCAGACCAACGCCTTTCTTACCCAAGCGACGGAGGTTTTATATGGAGGTGCTGCCGGTGGAGGGAAGTCTTTCCTTGAGCGAGTTTCTGCAATTCGTTGGTGCGCTGAAGTCCCAGGAATCCAAGTATATTTTTTCCGTAGAACTCTCCCAGACTTACGAGATAACCACCTTAGAGGCCCAACTTCTTTTTTCGTCCTACTAGATTCCTATCTACAAACCAAGAACGTCAACTATCGGGCACAGGAGAATGAGTTCGCCTTCTGGAACGGAGCGATTCTTCATCTGTGTTACTGCGACTCTGAAAACGACGTTGAGAAGTATCGGGGTGCCGAGATTCACGTTCTTATAATGGACGAACTGACCCACTTCTCTGAATACCAATATAGATTCTTGAGAAGCCGGGTAAGAGTTGCAGGTCTTAAAATACCGGAGAAATACAAAAACAGACTCCCAAGGATCGAGGCGGCTTCCAATCCAGGGTCGATAGGTCATGCCTGGGTCAAGAGAAGCTTCATCACTCCCAAACCTCCTAATGAAATCTGGCAAACCCCGCCGGATGAGGGTGGGATGAAACGTCAATTCATTCCCGCAAGACTCTCAGATAACCCACATTTGACAAAAGAAGACCCGAACTATGCCGACAGACTTAGAGGTCTTGGAGCTTCGAGTCTTGTAAAAGCCATGCTTGAGGGGGATTGGAATATAGTAGCCGGTCAGGCTTTCGAAAAGCTCTCAAGAAACACCCACTGCATACAACCTTTCACCCCACCTGATGATTGGTTGATCTTCGGGTCCTTCGACTGGGGGTCTACCCGACCCTTCAGTTACGGCCTTTGGTGTGTCTCTAACGGAGAGCCTTTACCTGACGGGAGAATCTACCCCAGGGGGGCTCTCATCAGGTACGACGAGTATTACGGCTGGAATGGGAAACCCAACGAAGGCTTGAGGATGGAAGTCCGGGAAGTCGCCGAGGAGATAAAAAAACTTGAAAGTGGAGTAAAACCGGCGTATAGGATTGCAGACTCAAGCATTTGGGCGATAGACGGAGGACCTTCGATAGCTGAAGGCTTTAACAAGCACGGGGTGGTAATGCGACCCGCCCCCAAAGGGAAGAACTCAAGACACCTGGGTTATGTTGAAGTGAGACAGAGAATCGAGGGGAATTTAGAGGGCCCCATGTTGTACGCTACCTCTAACTGTCACAATGGTTTCTGGAGAACCATGCCCGATCTTGTTATGGATGAACATCTTCACGGGATTCAATCTGAAGACGTTGATACGGAACAGGAAGATCATTGTTATGACGACGTGAGATACTGTTGTGTCTCAAGACCGTGGCAGAGAAATGTGGAAAAGAAGAAAGAACCCGAAGACAGATGGTTCCGGTTTGAGGAAAAATCCGAGGACTCCTGGAGAACCCTATGATCTTCGTCCAAGGTGCCGCTGAAGTTACTCTGGATCAGGTCATCAGCGGTACGACTATGGTTCCCATCTCTGAATTGGGCTGTCCAGTGAATGAAAACGACCACGTTAATTTCACGTTCAGGTTGCTTTTCAGACAGAGTTCCGCTCTTGATTCGATAAAGATAGACCTGGACTACCCGGTTTCTCCGGTTGAAGTCTCCTGGAATACGAAAATACAAAACGTCCTACCAGTATCGAATGTAGAAGCGGTGGGGACTACCGTTCCATTGCCCGATGTGAGTTATGTCGCGTTGATAGACGGTATTTTAATCAACGGGGACAATCCCGGTGTCTTACAACCGATGTGCGCGTCTACGGGGATTTCTTCTGCGGTGACAATCAGAAAGCATAGCTGCGTCATGACAACGGTATTGTGATATGGCAAAGAAAAAAGCAAATCAATCCAAAGCCCTTCCGAACTCACCGGCTGTTCAGGACGATGAACTGGACAAACTCATACTCTGGGTCAATGAATCCGACGACATCACCGAGGACACAAGGATACTCGCAGAAAAATCGCGTAACTATTACGACTCGATCCAATGGACCGATGCAGAGATAGAAAAACTGAAGAAGCAGAAACAAGCTCCTACAGTCATCAACAGAATCAAGCCCAAGGTCGATATGTTGATGGGCATGGAAAGAGCCAACAGGACCACGGTAAAAGCGATGCCCCGAACCCCTCACGAGACTCAAGGGGCGCAGGCGGCTACAGAGGCAGTGAGATTTGTACTTCAGGACAATAACTACAACAGAGTCCGGTCTGATGTTTGGGAGAATCTTTGTATCGAAGGAACCGGCGGCGTTGAGATCAATGTAAAAGAAACCAAGGACCCCAAAAACCCATTCAAGATCACCATCAAGCACATCATGTGGGACCGGATTATCTACGACCCGCATTCAAGAAGGAAGAACTTCTCGGACGCGAGATATCTGGGTCAAGTGATTTGGATGGACTATGACGAAGCCTTGGCTTTATATCCCAACGGGAGGGATGTTCTTGAATCCATGCAATCCGGGTCTCAGACCTATGACGATAAACCCAGGTGGATGGATAACACAAGACGCAGGGTCAAGATCGTCGAACTGGATTACAAAAAAGACTCAGGGGTGTGGTGTTATGCCTGTTTCACAAGAGGAGGGTTTCTAAAGGCTCCCAAGGAGACTCCGTTCAAAAACGAGGAAGGGGACACCGAAACAAGATTTGAATTCGCCAGCCTTTTTGTGGACAGAAATGGCGGACGTTACGGTGCTGAAAAGCAGCTTTTAGACGTTCAGGACGAGATCAATAAAAGAAGGTCCAAGGCCCTTCACTTGATGTCTGTAAGACAGGTCAGATGGGAACGAGGGGCTGTTGAAGACATAAACAAAGCCAGGGATGAATTGGCAAAACCCGACGGGGTTCTGGAGACGACTCCAGGGATGGAGTTTGAAATCCTCAAGACTGGAGATATGGCTCAGGCCCAGTTCAATCTTCTGACCGAGGCGAAACTTGAGATAGATTCCGTGGGTGCTAACGCAGCGACGATGGGTAAGGACAAGACCATCCAAAGCGGTGTCGCTTTAAGACAAAGAGAAATGACCGGGCAGACTGAATTGGCTCCCATGTTCGATGTATTAAAAGACCTCGATATCAGAATCTATCGAAAAGTCTGGAACAGGGTGAAGCAATACTGGAAGTCGGAGATGTGGTTAAGGGTTACAGATGATGAGAACAACCTCAAGTTCGTGGGCTTGAATAAACCCATGACTCGTGGCGAGCAGATGATGGAGCAAGCCCAACAACAAGGTCTTCCTCCTGAACAACTTCAAATGCTCGCCCAGCAGATTGCACAAAATCCCCTTTCCAGGGAAAAGGTCTCCACTAAAAACGATATTGTGAATCTGGATGTCGATTTGATCATGGATGACGCACCGGACACGGTGACTCAGGAAGTGGAAGACTTCCAGGCGATGGCCGAAATGGTGAAGTCCGGATTTCCAATACCGCCCGAGGCTGTGATCATGGCCTCCCCACTGTCAAACAAGGACCAAATCCTGAAGATGATGAAGGAACAACCGCAGATTCCTCCTCAAGTCCAGGACCAGATCAAAAAGATGCAGGAGCAGTTCCAACAGCTCCAACAGGAAAATCAGCAACTCAAATCCAACGCTCAGGTGGAAGCGGCGAAGATTCAGGCCGATCAACAATCCTCTGCTGCAAAGCTTCAGATTCAACACGAATCCAAGCAGATGGAGCTTGCGCTAAATGCTCAAGTCCAGGGTGCGGAAATCAACCATACGAGGGAGAAAGCTTCCCTTGATCTTCAATTCCAGAGGGAAAAAGCCCAACAGGAAGCAGATTTGATGGTGTGGAAGGCAAAACTGGATGCTGAAACCAAGGTTTTAGTCGCACAGATCGCAGCCAAACAAGCAGCAGATCAAGCCCTTCTGGAAGCAGAAACAGCAGCCGATGTGAATTTTACGAAGGACGAAGGAGGTACTAAAGCCTCTCCGAAACCCAAAATAGCCGATGTACTTTCGCAACTGGGTCAGGGTATGACCCAACAGGCACAAGCTCATCAGCAGGCAATGGAGACAATGCATAAGGCCCATCAGGAGGGGTTAAAACAGATCATGGAGCATATCTCCAAACCCAAAACCATCACAGCCAAGTCCTCCTCGGGTCATACGATCACCGCGACGACGCATTAGTGGCAACATTCACCTTTAACGCGAACGAAAATCCCTTTGTAGGGGACGGAGGATGGTCGTCTCTAGCCACAGGACTTACCAGAGTCCAGACCTCAACCACCGCAGGCGGTATAGCCTTCCCTACAGACGCTGGTGGGGATGACGACTCCTACGCCACCAGAAGTCCCTGGACCGGAGGGAATGACTACACGATCTCAGGTGTTGTCTATAGAAACGCCTCACTCCTGGTCGGTGATGTGAATACTCATGAAGTTGAACTTCATGTTCATGTCACCGACTCCGCTTCAGGCCCGACTCTTTATGAGGCTGATTTCTCACATTTTGGTGGAGACTCGGCACTCGCTCTGGTCAGGTGGGATAACTACAACGCCGGGGGAGGCGGGTCGGCGACCCCTTTGACGCTGACGACTGACAATACTGGATTCCCCTCACCGATAGCGGACGGAACGATCCTTCAAGTCTCAGTCACGGGGTCGGTGATAGCCATTTCTGCAAACGCAGGTAGTGGGATGGTTCAGTACGTTCATTATGACTTCTCTGGAGATGCGACGAAATATACTACTGGGAACCCTGGTTTCGGGGTGTACAGCGGCGATCCACCGAACAACAATCTTTTCGGATGGAAGTCAATAACATTGCCTGATTTGGCCCTAAGTCTTATCTCGCCCAACATCCTGATATGACTATCCAGGTCAAACACAAGACTTCGGTTCAAGGTCCGGACGACCCGAGTAAATCGGTCAACGCTTCCGAATGGAATGACGACCATTTCGTCTCCGGGGCGGTTTCAGTCGGTGGACTTTCTGCTTCGATTTCAGTCGTCAACGCCCACATAGATGCCATAAGTCAGCAAATATCGGTATTGACCGGAGGAGGCGAAGTCCATCCCACCTCGGCTGAATTCATCTCATTACAAGCAGATGTTTCAAATGAGATAGTTACTAGGGGAGCCCTTTCAGCAATCGTCTCAAGTAACGCGACGGTCGTTTCATCCCTTTCTGTCGCTGTCTCAGTAGTTCAAGCCAATGTCTCGTCTTTGAGTGTTGAGGTCTCGGTCGTAAGAGCTGGTCTTTCAAACGAACTCTCTGCCCGAGCGCTTTCTGTCAACGCCTTGAGTGCTGTAGTCAGTACCAATCTTGCTCAGTTGAGCACGCTGTCAGTTCAGGTCTCGACGATTTCAGCAGCGTTGTCAAACGAAGCCTCGATCCGGGCTTTATCAGTCAATGTCCTATCTGCGGCGGTCTCGGTAGTCGCGGCGAATCTTTCAACTCTTTCTGTCGCTGTTTCAGTCGTACAGGCTAACGTCTCGACGTTGAGCGTAAGCCTTTCCGTCTTGGATGCCAGAGTATCGAATAACAGCGTTTTCATGGCAGGTATTTCAGGAGGCGGTGGCGGTGAAGTCCACCCGACTTCTGCGGAATTCGTCAGCCTTCAGGCCGATGTAAGCGCAGTGAGTGTTGGTCTATCAGCCCTAAGTGTCCAACATACCAATCTGAGTGCAACGGTAAGTTCTAACGCGGCGATAGTCTCTGCTCTTTCAGTAGCGGTTTCAGTCGTACAGGCAAATGTCTCGACGCTTTCTGTTTCTCTCTCAGTCGTTCAGGCCGGTCTTTCAAATGAACTCTCCGCTAGAGCCCTGTCTGTCAATGCTCTTTCTGCGGTAGTAAGTACGAATCTGGCGCAGTTGTCCACACTATCCATTCAGCATTCGTCTTTGTCTGCCCAAGTTTCCGCTTTGAGTGCGGCCTTCTCCAACGAACTCTCGATCAGGGCACTCTCAGTCAACAACCTGTCTGCGGTTGTAAGCACCAATCTCGCGCAACTCTCGACCCTTTCGATACAGCATTCCTCACTGTCGGCGTCTTTTTCAACTCTAAGCATTCAGCATTCGTCTCTGTCTGCTGCTTTTTCCACTCTTTCGATACAGCACTCCTCTTTGTCGGCTTTGGAGTCGATTCTGAGCGTACAAGTCTCCCAACTCTCGGCGCAGATGACCTCCTTGATGGCTACAAAAGCCATTCTTCAAGGGTCTCAACTGGTTTCAATCTCGACCCCTACAAATGTGAGTGCGATGGGATTCTCGGTAGGGGCTGGGAATACCTACGCATTCAGGTATTACGTCATCTATACCTGCGCCTCCCCTGCTTCTGCTCTGGGTCTTACCATTACCTTCCCTGGAATGGTGAATCTGGCCGCTACCGCCGAGATCACTTCTGGTGTCGATGGGACGGCGGGCATTTACTCAGGGTCGATAACAACCTCCGGTGACAGGGTACAAGCCGTAAGCGTCCAGACCTCTACCGAGCAGTTCTATGCAACTCTGTACGGAGCCTGTAAGGTCTCGACCTCTGGGACTATAGCTCTCCAGGCGATGCCCAAGACTTCCGGGGCGGCGACTCAGATTGTCATCAAAGAAGGCACAGCAGGAGCTATTTGGCGGACCGGATGACCGCTTTGAAGAAGCTCGATCTCTACAAAACAGAGGTCAAGACCGCCTACTGTATATCCCCGGACATCAGGGAAGACCAGATACGCATCTCGATTTCCTGTGTTCAAGGACGTTTTGAACCCGCAAAAGAACTCTCAAACGAGCCATTGGCAGTGGTTTGTTACGGCCCCTCCTTGAGAAAGACCTGGCAGGAACTGAAGAAATTCAAGAACATCATCACCTGTTCCGGGGCTCATAAATTCCTGATTGACAGAGGAATCATCCCAACCTGGCATGTCGATCTCGACCCAAGGGAACACAAAGTCCAGATGTTGGGTGAGCCCCATAAAGATGTTCAATATCTCATGGCTTCGACCTGTCATCCGAAGATGTGGGAGAAACTGGAAGGCTTCAACCTCAAGTTGTGGCATATCTTCAATGGTGAACAGGACAGAAACCTTCCCGTAGCCTACCCAAGAGGGGAGTGGATTCTCACCGGGGGAAATAACGTCGGCATGAGATGCATGGTTTTGGGAAGGCTATTGGGTTTCAGGGATCAGCACGTCTTCGGGATGGACTGTTCCTTTCCCAAAGAAGGCTCTCACCACGCAGATATACATCTAAACGCACACCCGAAACTCTATCAAGTCCCCCATGATGGAAAGATTTTCTACTGCGAGCCGGTGATGCTCGTCTATGCAAGACAGTTCTTTCACGAGGTAAAACAACTTCCGGATGTCCATTTCAGCCTTTATGGAGACGGTCTTTTGCAACACATGGCCTACTCAAGAAGGGATGAGAAGATTCAAACCAAGAGGAGCGTGGCAATAGCTTTTTCCACCCCTTTGACGATCACCGGAGAACATCTGGAGAAGATGAAAACTCTCCACAAAAACCCAGTTTATGGAGTCTCCGGAAGAAAACATGCCGATGTGGTATTGAAACTCTCTGAGTCTTTGAAAACCCGCAGCGTAATGGACTACGGTTGCGGGAAGGGCACTCTTTGCTCAAGTCTTCCATTTCCGATCTGGGAGTACGATCCCGCAATCCCAGGAAAGGATGGGGTTCCAAGACCTTCAGACTTGGTGGTCTGTCTCAACGTCCTGGAATGCGTTGAGCCTCATATGATAGACAATGTTCTGGCCGATCTTGCCAGATGTTCCAAAAGATGCGTCTTCGCGGTCATAGGTTCTACCGACAAAGAGACTTGGGAGAAACGTCTAAATCACTACTTCAAAGTGGGAGGAATTTTCCCCTGTAATGGAGAGCTTCACTGCGTTCTTGAGCCTAGAAGCCTGGGACCGTTGGGATGAGCGGTATTTAGATGTCAGGCATCTTCTCAAGTTTGATCTTCAACAACGCGATTTTTAATGTTGGCGATGTTGGAGTAACAATCCCAGATGTCATCAAGACCGGCACTGGAGGCATAGACCCAGGTAAAGGAATAAAGAAGCGAAAGACCATCTTCAAGCCTACGGGTCTTGTTGACAGGAAAAAAGACAAGATAGTAGAGCAGAGAGTCATTGACTCAAGGGAAATTCAAAGAGAGGTTTTTGAAGAAGTCATCAGACCTCAGCTAAACGCTCCGGTAGAGTTCAAGCCGATCCAGAGCATGACCTCATCCGAGGTCGATAGGGAAATAGCCTTCCTGATGAAGGAGAAACTTCAAAAGGACGAGGAAGAAGAAATGATGATGTTGATGATGATGCTATGAACGCTTTGAACGCTTTGAGTGTTTTTGACTTAATCGAGTCGGTGAAGGATTACAAAGTCCTCTTTCTTGGGGATGCGATCATAGATGAATACCACTATGTCACTCCTTTACAGAAGGCGGCGAAGGAATATTTGATCCCAATGAGGTTCAAGAAGTCAGAAGTTTTTAAAGGTGGGGTAGATGCTGCCGCTGAACACCTTCGGTCTTTCTGCAATACGGTGGATATTGGAAGTATCAACCCGGCTGTCAGGAAGGTCAGGTTTGTCGATGAAAACACCCTTCAGAAGCTGGCCGAGGTCCACTATGAAGACGGAGAGAACGTAAGACCTTGGCCCAAAGTCCCGAGAAACTATGACTGTGTGGTCTTTTCAGACTTTGGTCATGGGGAGATTGGAAATCCTAACGAAATCTCGACCAAATTCAGAGCGGTTAGTTCTCAAACTAACTCTGCCAACCGGGGTTTCAACCTGATAACGAAGTATGACTATGCGGACTATATCGTCATAGACGAACCAGAAGCAAGACTTGCAGCGCAAGACAGGACGGGAAACATACAGAATGTAATTCAGAAGCTCGCAGAAGGAAGGTGTGAGAAGTTTGTCGTTACCCACGGGGCTCATGGAGCTTATGGTTTTGAAAATGGTAGATTCTTCTACCAAAAAGCATTTACCGATCTGGTAAGGGACACGATGGGTGCCGGGGATGCGTTCTTTTCGATTACTGCTCCAATGGCTAAGACCGGAAGGATGGAGGATTTGCTTCTAATCGGCTGTGCGGCTGGAGCTTTGAA